AACATCACCAGCAGCATCAGGATCTCTTTCACCTGCTGATACTACATCAATTTTATCAAATTTATAGTAACCATGTCTAGCTTTGACACCGTTATACTTTTTAAGTAATGAATCAAATTCTCTGATTCTATCTGAACCAACAACCATTTTGACATTAGTGTATCCTTTATCATGTAGTGTTGCAACTACATCAAATACTGTTTTCGAATCTGATTTAGCTACTTCAACACCTCTTGGTAACATAGGATTCATAAACTTACGAATCTGACTATTTGTTAAAGGATTCTTTTTCTTGTCTGTAGTATGTGATGTAAATATCATTACATCATCACCTGATGAAACTGATTGCATTTTCTTAGCAAGTTTCATGTGTCCTACTGTCGGTGGATTAAAACGACCAAAAGTAAATGTAGCACCTTTACCTCTTGCTTCTGTTATGTCTTTAAAGTTTTTCATACTTTTCTATCTTTAAAACTAAATCAGTTTTACCTCTAATTAATCTATGATACATACCTTTGTCTATATCAAATTTACGCTCAGTTCTTAATTCAAATGGTAAACTACCATTGTATTGAAACTGCCAACCCTCACCTTCTAATACTGTTATTTTTCTATTCTCTAAATCACGATGCCAAACTAATTCAGTACTAGCTACATCTTTAGAGAAAGTTCTTATTTCACCTTCATCTATGTAAGGTTTACCAGAAGAAATTTCCACCACCTGTAAGTCCTAAATCTTTTGCGTAATATGGTAGTCTACAACTCCAATATCTAGGTGTCAATTTATCATTTGCAGTATCACAATTATGTCTATCAGCAAATGCTTTTCTTCGTGCTGGGTCTTTTAATTTTACTGACAAATTAGACCCACCATCTTTAGCACCGAATGATACTTTTTTTACTTTGTCTCCATCTTTTACATAGACATAAAATTTCTTAGCACCACCTCTTTTTGGTTTGTTGATTTCTTTGTTATCATCTTCTGTAACTTCAATCATAGGTCTTTCTAAAGGTACATACTTACCTTCAAATTTACCGTAATCTATATGTTCTAGAAATGATTTCATTTTTTAGCTTTTCCTTTCATTTTGTTCTTTCTTCTTCTAGCTGCATCAGCTTTTGGACTGTCACTAAACGCTACTGCTTTGTCAAAAGCTTTTTGTGATACTGCACCTTTTGGATTCATTTTCTCACCAGAACCTCTTTTAATTCTTTCTCTTTTCTTTCTGATATTATCCCAAAGACTTTCAGCTTTTCTTTTACCGTCTTTATCATACTTACCAGATTTCTTTTTAGCAATAGCTATTGCTGCTTGTTGTGCTGGTGATACAGCTTCTCCTCTGACTTTAGCTGCTAAGTCACTATCGGCTTTACCCCAAGTACCTTTACCTTTTGTAATAAAAGAATTTACTCTAGCCAATCCCCATTGGACAGCTGTAGTTCCTGGTCTATGTCCTGTTTGCCATGCTTTGACACCTCTTTTATATACTTGTTTTAATACACCCAATGGCATACCTGACTTCTTAGCTTTATTTGATAATGCTTTGTCTGGATTACTTTCACCAAACATCTTTTTAAACTTCAAAGTATGTTTACTTGGTTTAGTCTTAGCATCATCATCACCAGGAGCAGGTTTAGTACTACCTTTAGCAAAGTGTTTTGCTCTAGCTTCTTTTTCTTTCTTACTCAATCCTTTGTAATACTTTTTAGGTTGTGTCCCAGGTTCGTCTTTTACTTGTGGGTCTTGTGGTTGTTTTCTCTCTTTCATTACTTGTCCCAGTTTTTAGCTACAGTAAAGTTATTAAAACTGAATTCCATTTTGTCTACAATTTTAACAGCTTCACCTGTTCTGTCAATAGCAACATAACCTTCTGGTGCTACTACTTTAAGTCCATTATCAACTTTAACGAATGTCTTTGCTAGACCCTTTGCTTGGTCCATTTTCTTAACAATCATTAACTTTGCTTCAATCAAAAATCTCATAAAATCTACGACTTGTTCTAATGTTTTAAGTGAACTATTGATCACTCTTATATGTTCTCTTAACTTAGATTGTTGTACAGGACTATCTGATTTGTTCTTCTTCCACCAATTTTGAAAGTGAACTAGATATCCTTTTACAGCATCTTTACCTTTCGGTAATTTTTTTCCTTCTCTTGTATATGTATTTAGATAAGTTTTGAACCCAGCTCCAGCAGCTGATGTACCTAAACTATCTTGCCATTTTAAAAACTTATTGAATTTACCTGAGTTTATTCTATGAAATTGTTTACCTGCACCTGACAATAATTTTGTAACTTTTACAGTATCTTTTGCTGTAAATGTAGCTGCTCCTGTTACATCTCTATATGTTGCATCATCTTGCCATACAGTAGATGATGAACCCGGTAACTTAGCTCCAAACGATGCTTTTAAATCTTGTATTGTATTACCTTTATATGTTGTATGCCATACAATACCCACTTTAGCTTTTTTTATTTGTCTACCAATCTCTGAATCAGATGGTACAGCATACAAAATAGTATTTGGTTGAAATGTAATGTGTTTAACACCATCGATTGTCATTGTTGATAAATCGTCTGTAAACATTAAATCACCTTGAAGTATTTCTTTCATACCCAATTTACTGAATTCATCTAAACAGACTTTCATCTTTTTGTTTAACTCACCATCAGTATCTGCATCGATATCTTCGTATGTATGATAATAAGGTTGTGGATCTTGAGTTTTTCTAAACAAAGCTTTCTTAGCTACAAAGAATTTACCTGTCTCAGGATGAGGACCAGCAAACACTGCTGGAGCTCCGTCCCACTTGACTGTAACATTTAGTTTAGATTTACCACCACCAGCAAACATATCTCTTAATGATTGAAGAAACTCTATTGCACTTCGACCACCAGCAATACCAAAATTTAGAATTTCATCTTCTAGATGTTCTAAATGTAAATTTTTACCTGCTGCTTCTGTTAGATATTCCATTACTTCAATGAACCTTTCCAATTCTTAGTTGTAGTATTTATTTCAAACTTGGTAGCGAAACCCGATCCAGAACTTGTAGCAATACCTACAACATTCCATTGTGGTTCAGGTGGCATACCATCTAGACTTTCGACTAATAATACATTGATACTATTATACTCTTTACCTGATACTTTCATTATCTTAATGACTAATACAGGAAAATCATTATACTCTTTACCGATCTTTGCTAAGTCTTCTACTTTTTTCTTTTCAAAATCATCTCTTGTACCCATGTGTTTTAGTTTGTTACCACCATACACAATTACTAGAGGTAAAGCTGTGTTACCGAATCTTGCTTCACCTTCAAATTCAGCTGCTAATGCAAACAATGATGTAGATAAATTTTCATAACTACTCATTTTACTTTCTACATATTTTAATATACCTTTGATATAATTCATACCAGACCAATTAGAAGTCAATTTGAATACAGTATCCATTGATGTGCCTAAACCTAATACAACTTCATCACCTTCTTTTACAGAATCTAGTTCTCTTAATTTTTTAAGATCACTTGATGATATTTTGACATCACCACCCTCAATCACAACTATAGGTTCTATTGGTCTATCTTTTACAGCAAATTGAGAGTTTAGTTTTTTAATGAGTTTTTTGTTTTCTTGATGTAGTTTATTGATTGGATCACCTGTCATAGCTTTATTAAATGCTTTGATTTCTCTAACTAAAGGTTTATTAGCTTTAATAGTTCTAGTACCTTCTGTTATGACACCACCTTGTGATTGTAATTCTTTGACTATTGAATTAGCAGATTTACCAATTTTATTTGATTTAACTTGTTTATCAGTAAATGATTTTGCTGCTTGATTTGCTGACTTAGCAAGTTTTGAGAAAACACCTTTTATTTTCTTGTATAAAAAGTCTACACCTTTAGATACTTTAGCACCCAACTTAGCTAGAACAGCAGTTCCTTTATTAAATATATCACTTATACCTTCTGAAATAAGTTCAGCTTCAGTATCCCATTCTAAATGATTCTGTTGAATTGTTTGAATTTTAGTAGGCATATTACCAGCTATACCTGTCATAAATCTAGCATTAGCAAACATACCGACTTTACCAATTCTAGCTGCTCCGACTTTAGCATCTTTTTTTAATGATACTTGATAAAATTCTACAACCGATTTATCATTAGAATCTAATAAAGTTATTTTACTTTTAGTATCTGTTTTTATTCTTCTATGTTGTGCTTGTAAATCTAGACCTTTCATTTCTTTCATTATTCTGAATAAATCTGATCTAGTACCTTTTGATATCATCACAGCATCTGCAGTATTTACTTTATCTGGATTTGGTACTTCAAATATTTCAGGTGCGTTATCATAATAATCACCAACACTATTATGAATAAAATCTTTAAAAGATCCTAGTTGTCTCATTGAACCACCTAATTCTTTACAGTAGTCTAACATTATTTTCTCACCATTATCAACATTAGATGTAAATTCTTCTATCCAAGATTTACATATTGGTGAAAATTCTTGATGTGATAGTATCGACAACCCTTTACCCATACCTTCAACAATTGCACAACCCTCATAAATTTGTGTTCTGGCTGTAGGTGACTTTGGTAATGTATCATTAATTGATATGAATACATCTTCTTCTTTGAGTTCGAATGATTCTAATTTTAGATCAGGTTCCATACCTTTTTTAGATAGATCATATAGATGATCAGCTAATCTGATACCAAATTCTGTATCAGTAGGATAATGAGCACCTGCTATTTGTCTACTATGACCAATCCTTTTACCTATATCTAGAATGTTCTTTCTATGTTCTAATGGTGCTTCATCAGCAACTAATAATGATACTAATCTACCTTGAGTAGCATGTCCCGAAGGATATGAAGGTGTACCTGCTGTTTTAAGTGGGAATGTATTTAATGGTAGACCTAACTCTTTTGCTAATGCTTTTGGTCTAGGTCTATTGTAATGTCTTTTGAGTGCTAGTATAATAGGATTCGATTGATCTCGTAATGATTTTATTCGTGTGAAATCTACTTCAATACCATATTCATCTAAGTATTCTTTGAATGGTCTAATAACTTTGATGTCATATTCAACCATTTCATCTTCCCATTGAGTTCTAAACTGACCAAGAGAAATAAGATGTTGTATTTCTTTCTTAGTCTTTTCAGATGAATTTTTAGGAAAAGGATATTGTTGCCAATCTTCTAGATTGATATGTTTGAATTCTGAATAATCTTTTTTAAGTTGTTTTAATCTATCAGCTGATAGCTTTACACTATGACCTAGTTTGTCTAACTTACTTTCTTTTGATTCTTCTTGGATTATTTCTACAAATGATTTCATAAACAGTATTTATGTTAATACTATTTTTGAATTCTGTGCTTACTGAGGAACTTTTCGATCTTTGTGATCTGGTCGATCAATTCTAGTTGTCTATCCTCGTTTTGATGTGTCTTTTTCAACTGAATGAGTTCTTTTTTTATTTCAGTTTTCTCTACCAATAAATCGACAAGAGGTTTACCTTTAATAATCCCCTTGTCTTTAATTGTTTTAGTCTGAGTTGATGATTTCATTTAACTGTCTGATTGTATCGTCTGCAGTAGTATGTAGTATTCCTATACCACCTGCTTCTACCCAACAATCGATATTTTTATCTCTGTCGTCAATCAATACTGCTTTCTTATGAGCGAAAGCTGCTTTCTGACTACCTTTGAATGTAGGTATAACTGTCCAATAAGGATTTATATGTTCTCTTATCCATTCGATCTTATCTCTTACAACAAGTTCTCTGTTAACAGTACCTGCTGCAGTTAATATTTCAGTATGAATACCAGAATTTAGACACCAATCAGTCAATTTCCAAGCATCTGGAAGAGGATCCATCTTTCTAAACATATGCTTAGAAGTCAATTCTCTCTTATGTTCGTCATACACTTTATGACCAGCATCGTTATTCCAAACCTTTTCACCTAACATTTCTGCTATTTTAGACTCAAAATCAGCTAAAACACCGTCCATATCTAAGAATATTTGTCTTATTTTCATATCTTTTTTCATACTATTATTATACAAAAAAGGTACCTGCGGTATCAAGTCTGGCATCTTTAAATGTCTAAATTCCCACATACTAATCAAAATTTAAATCTTTTGTATTTTCAGAAGATATTCTTTTACCTGTTGATGTATTATCCATAACAGGACCTATATCAACTAATTCATCTTGTGCTGATTGTTCACAATCATACAATCTCATTTTTGCCCTATCAACACCCAATACAAACCTCTTATGATAAGTCGGATCATTATATCGATTCTTTAACTGTTTGACCATTACTTGATCAAGTTCTTGCATTTCTTCTGTAGATATCAAAGCAAACATAAAGTCTGCAGTTGCTGGTAAACCAAATGATTCAGAAGTATCTTCAAGACCTACATCTGTAGATACAAAACCTGTTCTATTAGTTTGTGTTGCAGACATAATTGGTACATCAAATTCAACTGCTAGTCCTCTAAGTTCTTCTGCAATAGACTTAATATATGAATAAGTATTCACATTACTACCAGGTCTTACTCTGAATGAACTACAGATATTCAAATAGTCAATGAATATAATGTCTGGTTTGAAATCTCTTTTTAAATCTAATTCTTGAAGTAGATGTCTAATGTGACCACTATGTGCTGTTGCTGTTGGATATTCTTTAATGATCAATTTACCTTTTGTCTTCTCTCTAATTCTAGTGATCTTTTTCTCATACATCAACTTTGGTAAGTCTTGTAATTCGTTCAAAGATATATCAAGTAGATTCGCATCAATTCTTTCAGCGATCTTTTCTTCTGCCATTTCCATAGTAATGTATAATACATTCTTACCTTGAATCAAAGATGATGATGCACAATGACACATGAATAATGATTTACCAACACCCGTACCTGCCATGACAATATTCAATGTCTTATTTGGAAGACCACCTTTACTGATCTTATTCATAAGTTCTAAATCAAATGGTATTCTTTCTTCTTCTCTGTGCATGAAGTCATATCTAGAATCCCAATCTTCTATAAAGTCATGACCAATATTTGAATCGAAAGATACAGACAAAGCTTCTCTTAGAATATCAGGTATCTCACCTTGATGTCCTTGTTTATCTTGAATGATTGCAATAGAATTCATTACACCATTGTAAACTGCTCTGTCTTTACACCATTTCTCTGTAGAATCGATCAACCATTCATCAGGTGTTTCAGAATTATCTTCTTTGATATCTCTGATTAACACCATTGTATCAGACAATAGTTGTTGATCAACATCATCTTTTTCATCAATGTCAATGATAAGTGCTTCTGGTGTTGGTGAAGTTTGATACTTTAGAAAGTACTCACGAATTTGTTTGAATAAAAATTCTTCGTCCCTTTCAGAAAAAAATTCTGATTTTATGTAAGGTAAAGTCTTTCTAGTAAATTCTTCATTCTGTATCAGATTCTTGAGAATCGTCTGTTCTAATCGCGTTGCCATATAAAAATTCTTGTTTCGCTACTTCGTTAATTTGATCAAGTACTTCTGGTGTGAAATACTTCTCTGGATTGTTGTTAATTGTTTTACCAAATTGTGTTGTACCATCAGGTAACTCAATTCGTGTAGATGATTGTTTGAAGATACCATACTTCACTGCTAAGTCTAATAGACCATAATGTCTATCTAAACCTGAATCATATTTTAGTATAACATCTACCATTTTATTTTCTATTGTAAGTCTAGACTTCTCATTCTTACAATGAATAATATTACCGATAACATCTTTTCCGTCTTTCTCTTTTTTCTTTGATAAAAAGATAATTGATGATGCAGCGTATTTAAGACCACTACCACCACCCATAACTTTCTTAGCGAATAAACCCATTTCATCATAAGTGTGATTTGTTACGATTAATGGTACTCCTGCTTTACCAAGTTTAAGAGTTAGAACTCTGAAAGCTGCTTTGACTAATTGTGCTCTTGTCATATCTCTAGTCTCTGCACCTGCAGCTGTATCTTCAATCTCTTTAGTTGTTGATAACATACCAAGTGAATCTAAAACAAATAACATTTTCATTTCTGTTTTATCTTTGATATATTGATCTAGAATTTTTATAGATTGAGTTCTAAATTCTTGAACTGTTGTTACAGGAACAATAACGATTCTAGAGGAATCGATACCTCTTTCTTCGATCATGTCTTTCGTGATTGCACTTTCTGATTCAAAATAGATAACCGCTGAATCTGGATTATCATTTAAGAATTGTTTACACATTCCAAGTGCGAAGAATGTTTTACCTGTTGCTGATTCACCTGCTAGTGCTGTGATCTTATTATTAGGTAACCCATCATATATTGAACCTGATAAAAGAGCATTAAATATATAAGAACCTGTGTCAATGTATCCACTAACATCAGCTGCTTGTACACCTTCTTCTACAATAGAAGCAAACTCATTACCCGTTGTTTTAATTAAGTTTTTCAAATAACTCATACTATATTATCCTCATTATTTATTTCTTGTTCTTCTCCTGAGAGCTTTCAAACTATTATCGTAATCGATATGTTCTCTAATTTCTCTTTTCCATGACTGCAACTCAATGAATATTAATATTAACATCACCCAAGTTACTAGATGAAACGATAAGAACAACCAACTAATTTCAGTCATATTACTATTATACTACCAAACCTGATTCTGTCAAGTGCGTACGATTCTTTAAATGATTTGCTTCGATATCTTCTTTTGACTGACCATCGTATGGTACTGCATGATGATTATCAATCATTATTCTATTGATACTGTAAGTACTACTTCCAACAAATAGTTCTCCAAGTATTCTACCGAACTTACCTTTGTCATGAGATACTAATTCTATTTCTTGATCTTTTAATTGTTCTTTTAAAAATTCTTTTGAAGCTAGTCC